ATGCACCAGCACCCCGTGCTGCACCATCTCGCAGCGACGCCGGAACTCCAGCATCCCGGCGCGGATGGACGAGTAGTTCACGCCGGTCAGATCGCCGGTTAACTGCTCGTAGGTGATACCAATGGCGGCGGCAACCGCGCGGAACTGGGTGCGAAGGAACTCGGAGTACGAGCCGCCAACGTCGGCAGGATCGGAGAACTTGATGTCCTCGCCGGGCTCCAGAATCTGCAGCGTTCCCGGCTCCAGCCCTGCGAGCGAAATACCGTCGGCGTCCGATGCGCCTTCGCCCATCAAGTTGTCCTCCGGGTTGGCGCGCGTGACGAAGCCCGCGAACATCGCGGCAGTTTTTTTGCGCACCAGCTCGGCATCGTCGTATTGGTCGAGCTCGTTGAGCTTGACCAGAGCCCGCGACAGCCACGGTTCCCCCCGGATCTGGCCCGGGCGCAGCACGCGGAACAGGTGAATGATCTCCTTGGCATCGATGCGCACCGTGTCCATCCCGCCCTGGCCCGACATCGGGGCAATCGGTGACAAGTACGGCCCGTCCTCCGGGTGCGAGCGGTACAGGTGGTAGGCAACGCGCCGCCCAAGGTTGTCGAACTCGATGCCGGAGCGCACGACGTTGCCGGACGGCAGATCGGTGTTCAGGTTGATGGGCAGGTGCTCGGGCTCCAGCAACTGGAGCTGCAGGGGAACCGACAGGCCATCCTCCGGACGGCGTGGCCGCAGGCGGATCAGGCATTCGCCGCCTTCAAGCATTGCGCGGCAGGCCAGCGCCTGCAGACCGTAGAAGTCGGTCTGACCGGCGGCGTCGGCTTCCGCCGTCCAGTCGCGCCACAACGCCTGCACTTCGGCCTTGAACGCCTCGTCGGGCGACAGGCTCTGGGGCTTGATGCCGGTGCCGACCGCGTTGGCCACGAAGGCTTCGATGCCTGCCTGCGCCCAGGCATTGCGGCGCACGAGGTCACGGCTCTTGCCGCGCAGTTCGTTGCTGGTCGCCAGCATCGCGGCGACCGCGCCGGGGTTGCCGGGCATCCACGCCAGCGACCGACGGCCACGACCTGCGGCTTCGTGTACCGGCGAGGCACCGAACAACCGGCGCACGGTTTGGGAGAACCACGCCATCTCAGAACCCCTTGCGCGTGGTGACACGGATCTGGCGGGGCGCGCCGGGCAGCAGCCCGGTCTCAGCCGCCTGCAGCAGCAGTCCACGCCTGACCTCACGGATGGCGGCCATCAATTCATCGACCGAGCGGTACTCGACCGTCTTGTCGGCAAAGGTCACGCGCCGTTCGCCCTTGGCGAGCGCGGATTCCAGGGCCTGGAGCTGGGTTTCTGTGTAGGCCATCAGCGGTACACCACGAGATTGATTTCGGAGGAGTCGTCGAACGACGTTGCTGTCGTCGCGCAGGAGATGTCGACGTACTGGGCCGTCTTGAGGTCGGAGCTGGCGCGCACGACGGCCAGACGCTGCTGGCCGCTGTTGCTGCTGCGCGCGAGCGCCGTCCAGCAGTAGTTGGTGTCCGGCATCGCGACGGCGAAATGCACGCGGTATCGGCCCGCCGCCGTGCGCACGACGCTGGCCACATTGCGCGCGCTGGCGATCACGACCTGGCCATTGACGTAGCCGAAGCTGACCCACACCCGGGCAAGGCCGGGATGTGTGGCGTCGATCTTGGACTTGACCTCGAAGCCGATGCGCGCCGCCAAGGCGGCGATGCTGGAGGCGAGGCTCATCAGGCCAGCACCCCGTCGAAGATCGCGACGAAGTCCGTGTCGGTGTTGCCAACATCGACGGCCGCAACCGCGCCAATGTTGGTGCGCGCCTGAAGTTGCTCGGCAACAGTCAGGGTTTGCGCCGCGTCGTACCGCACCCGCAGATTGACGGCAGCGAGGAGCGCGTCCAGGCCCGTAGTGCCGTTCTGCAGCAACTGCTGGATCTCCACCAGGGTGTCGTAGGCGGCGTCTGCTCCACCGAGGATGTCGGCCTTAACCGCGTCGAGCAGCGACACGATCTTGTTCGACGAGTAGGTGGTGGAGGTGGCGATCTGGTTGTCGTCGATAGCGGTTGCGGAGAGCACCGCCGCCTTCAGTTCGTTGATCGCCGCGACCAGACTCGACTTGTCGGTGGTGGACAGGCTGGCTAGGTTTCCCGCCGTCGCCCGGACGTCGTTGAACTCCTGGGCGACCCGGATGACCAGGCTCTCGATACGGGTGGCAAGACTCATGTGTTCTCCTTGGTTTGAAGGCGACGGCCATCAGCGAAGCCAACGGCTTCGGATGACGCGTCGACCGGTATTGCGGGTTCCAGAAGCAGCGAGGCCACCGCTGGGGGTGGCCTCGTTCAATTCGATGTTGTGAATGGGCGGTGGCGCATCCGGTGGGGGTGCTACCCCCAGTTGCCGCTCCAGTTCGCGCCAGTGGCGTTCCTCGAAGCGATCCAGTCCCGCGCTGGATGCGGCCGCGCGGGCGTAGACATAGCAGTCCAGGGCCTCGTTGCGCTCGCGCATCTTTTGCCATTCGCGCACCGGGAATCCGTTGCGGTCGCGGCGCGTGATCAGTTGCTCGGCGCAGAGCTGCTGGATGAACTCGGCGTCGATCTTGGGCAAATGGACGAACCCGGCTGGAAACACCGGGGTCGAGCCGTCCTCGCCCACATCCGCGCTCTTGCGCAGGTTGTTGTAGAACTCCAGCTTGGCGATCCCAACCGCCACCGTGAACACCTTGATGCCTCGGCGCAGCTTCTTGCCGCCCTGCGAGACATCGATGGCCGTGGGCGTGCCGATCAGTGCGGCACCGCGCGGCACGCCCTTGACCGCCATCACGCGCGGATCGTGGCAGGCTCGCACGAAGGCGTAAGCCTCCTGCGTGGCAAAGCCGGTGTCCAGCGCGAAGCGCGCCAGTGGCATCGCCACCCCCGAGGCGTGCGTCCAGTTCTCGGCCAGCATCGCGGCCAGCGCCTTCCACACCGCGTCCCGTGCGGTATCGCCCATCAGGACTCGGTGCTCAATGAGCCAGGACTCCTTGCCGCGCCCAAAGGCCCAGATCGAGGCCTCGATGCGATCCTTCTGGACGTCGGCCGCACCCACCAACAGCAGGCCGCCCAGTGGAACGGTGCCCACGGAATAGTCCTCGCGGCGCTCGACCAGCCGTTGCCAGTCGGGCGCTTCGCCTTCCTCGACCCAGGTCTCGCCCAGCTCGGTGTTCTTGAAAGTCTTGATCGCGGCGGCCGATCCCGACTCCTTGTTGACGGCGGCTTCCCACGCGGCAGCGATGTCACGCCAGGAGCGCCAGCCCACCGGGCTGTACAGCGACGACAGGTGAAAGCCTGCCGTCTTGCCCCGTGCCATCGAACGCCATTCGCCACGCTCCAGCATCCACGTCTTGTGATGCTCGGAAATCGCGATGTCGCACGATTCGCAGATGTAGGCGGCGGTTTCCGGTTGCCCCTTGTCCCAGCGCAGTTGCTCGAAGCGCAACCATTGCGGGTGGTTGCAGTGTGGGCACGGCACGAAGTAGCGGCGCTGATCGCTGGCCTCGTACTCGCGCTCGATGGCCGAGGCCCCCGAGATCGTCGGCGTCGACACGATGAAGATCTTGCGCCTGGAAAAGGTACGCGTGCGCGCCTCGGCCAGCGAGATCGCATCGCCTTCGCCCTCGACGTCCAGGGGATAGCCATCCACCTCGTCGAGGAACAGGTAGCGCACCGGCATCGAGCGCAAGCCCACCGCACTGTTGGCACCGGTCATCACCAGCACGCCGCCCCGGAACTCCTTGGCCAGGATCGTGTTGCCCGAGTCGCGGCTGCGCGCCGGTGCGATCAGTTCGGCCAACGCGGCTGACTCCTCGATCAGCGGATCGATCCGCTGCTTGGAGTTGCGCTTGGCCATCTCCACCGTCGGCCAGACCGCCATCATCGGCCCCGGCGCATGGTGAATGACGTAGCCGATCCAGTTCGACCCCATTTCGGTCGCGCCGAGCTGCGCCGCCTTCATGAACGCCACGCGCTCAACCGGCGAAGTCGGCGACAGGCAATCCATGATCGCCTTCAGGTACGGCGTGCGGCTGGTGCGCCAGCGCCCGGGTTCGGCAGACGCCTTGCTGGAGAGCATCCGGTGGCGATCTGACCATTCCGATACCGTGAGCAGCGGGTCTGGCGTCAGCCCGTCGCGCCATGCGCGCTCGATCTCAAGAACACCCTCGTAGTCATTCTCCATGGCTAGTTTTGCTACCATTTGCTTGGGCGACGGGCTAGAGGTTTGCGCCATCCTCGTTCTGTTAACCACAGAAAGAATTCGCAGATGAAAATTCTGTCGTTGCCCACCCTAATCGACTCGAACGCTTAGCGCACCCAACTCTTGCAGGTGCTCGCGCACAGCAGATTCGAGAGCCACATGCATCTGGTGCGCGTCGATGCCGAGCGTGGACGCCATCTGGCCGGAGATGCGTGCCGGCCAGTTGAGCCAGGCATCGCGCTCCACCCGGGCCAGTTTGAACACGTGGGCCACGGCCTGCGCCCGATCCACCAGTTCCTTCTTTCGGTGCGCCAGCTCCAGGTTGTTGAGCTTGGCCTTGAGCACCTCGTTGACCGTGCGCGCCTGCAAGAGTGAGGTGCCGCCTGCCGACATCGGCGATGCGCTGGTGTCGGCGACGTCGCGCTGCGGTGTTGCTTCAGCGGGCGGGGGCGCGGGGCGCGCCCTCGTGGTGCCTGCCTTTTCCTGCGCAGCGGCGCTGCGCGGCTGCAATGTGTTTTGTGCCCACTGGGCGTCCGCCGTCTCCGGATCAATCGTGCCGTCTGGCAGCGGCGTGATCCGCCCGGTGTCGATGGCCTTTTTCACGGCCACGTGCGACACGCCACGGTGGCGCGCGTAGGCGCGAATCGAGAGTCCCATCGTCACCTTCACTCATTTGTTCGTCATGTCCGCAGATTGAGCTTGGCTTCCATCGGGAACAGCGCGTTCATCACGTCACGCCAACCACCCCCGAAAGGAAAACGCCATGAGCCAGATCGACACCATCCTCACCCTCATCGCCCAGAAGCATCTCGGCATCGAAACCCTGCAAACCCGCAACGCGGACAGCCTCGACTTCCACGACACGGCGGTGTGGTGCCTCAAGGACGCGCTGGAGGCGGCCTTCAAGGCGGGCGTCGAACTTGGTGCATCAATGCCGAAGGCCACGGAAGCAGAGATCGCCAAGGGCTGATCGAGAAGCAACAGAGCCAAGCAGACGTCGCTTTGCTTGTCTCCAGAACAGCGCGTTCATCACATCGTCATCCACCACCCCGAAGGAGCATCCCATGACCACCACCAACCTGACCCCGGCACAGCACGCCATCCTGGCCAAGGCCATCAACACCAGCAGCGGCAAGATCGAATGGTTCCCCGACAACATCAAAGGCGGTGCGCGCAAGAAGGTGCTCGACGGGATGTTCAACCGTGCCCTGATCACCACCGACGGCACCGACTGGTTTGTCGCCGCCGAGGGCTACGACGCCCTGGGAATGCCACGCACCGGAGTGAATACGGGCATCGGTCAATGGGAAGCCAATCTCGACCAGATCATCGCTAACGCAGAAGGCACGCAAGCCGCCGCGAGTGATCCTGAAATGGAAGCCGCCGTAGCCGCCGCCGAAGCAACGTGGGTCAAGCCGCGCACCCGCGACAACAGCAAGCAAGCCGAAGTGATCCGGATGCTGCAACGCCCCGAGGGCGCAACCATCGGCCAGATCTGCACCGCCACCGGCTGGCAGGCGCACACGGTGCGCGGCACATTTGCCGGAGCCTTCAAGAAAAAGCTGGGCCTGACGATCGTGTCGGACAAACCGCAAGGCGGGGAACGTGTGTACCATATCGCCTGATCAGAAAGATCGAGAAAGAGGCCAAGTGGCGCTTGGCTTCTCAATCGAACAGCGCGTTAC